GTCTCCGAAGAAGCCCATCGCTTTATTGCAACTAGAGCATAAGAAGCCTCTGAATGTATTGCTATCATGACAATGGTCTAAATTCCATTTTCTTTCTACACCAGTTACGCTATGTACCCTACCTTCCAAGCAAACAGGACACTTATAGTCTCCGTTGGGATAAGGATGGAGTTTTACTAACTCTTGCCTAACCCTCTTGTGTTTGTTGCAGCAATCACTACACTCTCTTCTTCTCCATTTGGGTTCTGTCTGTCCGCTACTTGTATACATGTATGTTGAGGGCTGAAACATTTCTATAGGTAACGTCTCTTTACACTCATAACATGTTTTAAAATCCTGGTTCTGTCTTAATTCTTCTGCGTATACGTCTTCTTGTACTTCTTCAAACAACAAGAGTTGTTCTATTGTATATTGATTAATGTGTTTCACTCCAATCGTCTCCTATTTTATATTCAGCATCTAAAGGACATCGCATATTAAAATGTTCTCCTGCTTCTTTGATTGCTTTCACTCCTAGTTTTCCAAAGTGTTCAACATGTTCCTCATGTACTTCTACTTGCCATTCATCATGTATATTAGCAACAAATTTAAAGTCTAAGTTTCTTAATCTAGCTTCTTCATTCAGCAGAGTTAATGCTTTCTTCATAACGATAGCACCACCGCCTTGTAACAAAGTGTTCAAGGCAGAGTAAGAATTTCTTATACCTATACGTCTTCCGTCAATTCCTAAGACGAAACCTTTCTTTGCTGCTTTTGTAACTCTATCTCGTAGAGTCTTAAATGTTGGTTTATTATCAAAGAAATGTTGTCTAAGTCTTCTGCCATCAGCTTCGCTTCCTCCAACCACTTGTCCGAGTCTCTTATTTCCAGCAGAGTATAGTAAGGCGTAGATGAAAGTCTTTGCCTGATTTCTTGATTTAAGTCCTGTAATTTTTTGATTATGGGAGTGTATGTCTCCATTAATGATTTCATTTGTGAATTCCTCATCTTTCATATAGTGTGCAAGCATTCTTAATTCCAAACCACTTGCATCTATTCCTACTAATTTATATCCTTTAGGTACAATCCAACAAGATCTACATTCAACACCATAAGGACTCTTAACAGATGGAACCTGTGCCATATTAGGTTTTCTATGGGCCATACGACCTGTAATTGTGCCGTTAGGTATCACAAAACCATGTACTCTTCCATCTTCTTCAACAGCTTCTATCCAGGATTCAACCTGTGCTATTCTTTTTTGGAGTAATAAATACTCCCCTATCAATTCAGCCTCAGGAATATCTTTTATCCTACCTAAAGTCCTTTCATCTACCACAGGTAGACCAGTAGGTGTAAACTTTTTAGGTTTCCAACCAAAGTCTTGTAAGTATTCTCCTATTTGTTTTCTTGAGCCTAGATTAAATTCGTCTTCATGTGTTCTAATAATAGAAGTCTCGCCTTGTTTGAATAATATATATTCATCTTCAAGCAAATGTACCTTCTTGTTTGTTGCCTCATTTGTACCTAGTTTAGATAGAGAACCATCTTTCTTATAACTAGGATGAATCTCTTCTACCACTTTTCTAGGTTTAAATGTCTCTTGTACTTCTTTTTCCACCTCTGACATCCTTTTATAAAAACTTGCTAGTAATTTTTCTGCTCGTGGTTGATCAAAATCAAAGCCGTCTTCTTCCTGACGTTTCATGATAAGACCTACGTTGTGTTCTAACTCTACACTCTCTTTGGAGAAGCCTCTAGATTCTTGTTTGAGGGCTTCCAAGACAAGTTTATTTAATTGCACATCTCTTACACAATACTCCAACATCTTAGGTGTGTATATTTCAAACTCTTCAAAGTCTTGTTTAGGATATTTTAATGTGTATCCCCACATCGATAGGCTATGTCCGCCTTCTCTTGATGGACGAAATAAACGAGATAACACTAAGGTATCAATTAGTATCTTATCACTAAGGTCTACTCCTAAAAGTTTCTTGATAACAGGAATATCAAAACCTAGTATGTTATGTCCTATTAATTTATCTGCCGATTGAAGTAACTCAAGACCTGAGTCTAGTTGGTGAGGAGCAAATTTATATATTTTACCAGACTCAGCATCTTGAGCGACTATACACCACACTTTGGTGGCTTTTAAATCATCAGTTTCTATGTCAAATATTAGACTACGCATATGCATCAAACTCCAAGTCACTTCCTTCTTTTTCAAACTCTTCTGCGGCTATTTCTTTAAGCCTACCTGTGTCTCTGTCATAAAGTAATCTACTAGCTAGACCTACATCACCTGTATATCTAGACTTTAATACTCTTAGTAATGTTGTGTTAGATTCTTGAGGATCGTCTGATTGTTGGTTACGTTCCAATCCAATAACGCAATCGCTTAGTTGTGCTATGCTTTGCGAACCTCTCAAGTGACTGAGATTAACTTGGATACCATCTTCGTGTCCTTTGTTACCCACTACCCTACGTAGATGAGATACTAATATTAAACCCGCACCTGTCTCTTCAACAATACTTCTTAGTTTAGTCATGATTCTATCTATGGCCCTTCGTTCATCGCCATCTGTAACAGCGCTCACTAACATATGTAAATGATCTATCACTACCCACTTACAATTACAGCCAACGATCATGTATCTTAGTTTAGAAAAGATTTCTTCTATTGAATTTGTTCCAAAGTGTGCATGTACCCATACTCGGTTCTCGTTGTCTCCATTATATAGTACATCAAAGTATCTATCGATCTCTTCTTCTGAGAATTTCTCTAACTCTTGGTCAATATACAATCTTGCATTCGCTTCGATAGATAAGATACCACCAATTGTTCTGTTGGGATCTTCCTCTAAGGCTATGATGCCTACATTATCATCTGTTGTCTTGATAAGCCAGTGCTCTAACTCACGAGTTACACTAGACTTACCTAAACCTGTACCACCTGTAAGTGTTACAAGCTCTCCTTGTCTTAAACCATATAGTTTCTTGTTCAGTCCTTCATAGGGATAGGGAACGCTCTTCTTCTTTTCTCTCGTGAAGAATTTAAGCTTATGATCAGATACATTTATTACACCTGTAGGTGTGTAAGTTTTAGACTCCCACCAAGTTTGGCTAAATGCATTCTTTGAACCCGCAATAAGCATATCATTAGCATCTTTATACCCATTAGGGATACGCATAATCTTTGCTTTTCCAGGAGTCAGTATTCTAGCTACCTTCTTAGCTGCTTCTTGTCCTGGTTTATCTCTATCAAAACATATTACAACATTATCAAAACTCTCTACAAACTCAAGGCTATCCTTTACATCACGAACAGCGCCTTGAGCACCAGTCTTAATGGATACTACTGCCCATTTACTACCTAACATTTCGTATGCAGCTAGAGCATCGTACTCTCCCTCTACTATAGTAAGAAACTTACCACCACCTTTGAAAAGATGTTCACCGAACAGACCGCTATCGTTTAGAAAGCCAGTTGTTCTAAAATTCTTACCTATCCCATTCGCTCTGAATTTAATTTTTGTAGCTACTAACTGATTGTCTGCATAGTAAGGAAAAATCTGATCGCCTACTTCATTTCCATGATATACAATCTTTACTCCATACTTTCTAGCAGTCTTCTCTGATATGTTTCTATCTTCTATTCGTGCGAAGATTCCATTCTTGGGAACTTCTAATGCATTTTCTTTTTTTGTTTTTAATTTTGTTACTGTTGCTGTCATAGGTTTCACCTCACCTGTTGTATCGTAATAGTCGGGAAAAAATTCTCCACAGCTAAAACACTTTGCTGATCCGTCTTCGTTAATAGAACACGCATCACTACTATTACAAACAGGACAAGGCTTATGTAATTCTATAAATTCTGTGTCCATAGTTTGCTCCTTTTAAAAAAATGCCTACCGCCTACCGAAGTTTAAAAGGTACTTCTTACCTTAAACTAGGACATATCCTCAGGTGGAAATGCCCCAGTTTCTTCGATGTCTATACCACTATCAGTATCATCGATAAGATCAGGATTGATCGCACCCTTAACAGGTTCGTTATTAATAAGACCTATTAGAGTATTAGAAAAACCAGCGATGTTAAATTGGACACGCATCAGATTCATGTTCAAACTTCTTTGCTCGTTTGAAAGAACTACTATCGTATCAAATACATCTCTAGCTAAACTATCCTCTAGATCGTCTTTATTAATAACAACACCTTCGATTGTTACGGATGGACTATTCTCTTGATTACTCATAAAGATCTCCTATTAAAATTCGATGTCGTCATCGCCACCAGTATCAAGCACATCAAACTCATCAGTCTGTCCGTTGTTGTATTCCACAAGGTCCAAAACTTGAACAGCTTGTAGCTCCAACCAATTGAACGTACCATATTTGTTGTCAATCACTCGTGGTTGATATTGAATTTTAACCTTAGATCCGTTGCCTACTGCTACGTCTAGTGGATTCTTAGCAGCATCCACAACACGAACAGGAGGATTGATTGATCCGTCAGGTCGATTGTAATACTTCCTGAAGAATAGAGCAGGTTGCTCATCAATCTCTTTGATCTTATGTCCTTCCTTCTCAAACTGATTAGCAGTCTTTTGATCAACCACTAAAGTAGCTTGGTAAGTTGCAGGATCAAATGTTGAATTGGGTACACTTAAACTTGCCCAATAAACAGGTCCTTCTAATATAGCCATAATTAGCCTCCTTTTTTATTTATATTAATAGTCATACTTAACCATAGGTGGATTATACAGTAGTCCAGTCCTATAGTCAAGCGTTTTATATGAGTATATGCAAAGAAATTTGCGAAAGGTGTGGGAGTTTACGAGTCACAAGTGCTCCCACTCACTCGTCTGCCATAGAAACAGGTGAACTTCAGCCCTGTGATAAGGTGATAGTGTGTGCCTACTAGCCACGACTCTGTGGTTTCTTTTTATATCTCTCATATAATATTTTAAGGACAGATTTGAAATCTGTCAAGTTTTATTTTTTCAATCGAAGTAATATTCTTTTGGGTTATCAACACCATTAATAATCTTGATACCCTTCATGCCATGCATCTTGAATTTAGCCTTCGTTAGTAAATAAAAATCCTTATCATTATCTAATCGAATAACAACAGACATATCTTTAAACTCTTTCAAGTATTTGCGAGCTGCTGTTATGTTCTTTAGTTTTAGGTGGAGTCCATTCCATATCCTACCCATGATTATCTCCATATAAATCTTTCCATTCCTGAAGGGCCATGCCTAGTGCTTCACTTTTAGATGTTGTGAAATACCAATCCTTAAAGCCTCGTGGGAATTTTAGATTTCCTACCTTGACTACGAAGGCAGATGGAACTCCGTTGTTCTTAGCTGTCTTCTTGATCTTTATTTTCATACCTTTCTCCTCTTAGTTAAACGGAACGAATTCCATGTAGGGTTCGATCTTATATCCTACTGGCTCAAATGAAACAGCACGTTTCACTTGCTCTACTTTCCAGGATGTATCAACAGTATCACCTGTTGCATGATCTGATCCTAGTAAGATGCCTCTTCCTGCGAAAGTACCAACACCTACAAATGTAAAGTATCGTTGGTCCTCCTTTAACAGGCCCTCATCATCTAGAAATAGATCATTCCCTTTTTTGGTATCACTATTGTAATCTACCATTTGCACAGTAAATAGTTTATAGTTACCGAGATCATACAGTTCATCGTAGCTGCTATAGCTCGCTTCAGATACTGTCTCGGTAACAGGATCAATAACGATAACCTTCTTTCTTTCCTTACTCATCTTGTTTCTCCTCATAATTTAAAATACAATTCCCTATGAACTCAGGTATCTGCGGCACTACAGAGTTGCCGAGTTGCTTGAGTCGTTGGGTCCTACCTGAAATGTTTTGCGCTACTCTAGGTACACCTTCTGGTTCTTCAATCCAGATGTGCTTAGCGTATTGTGCAAACCCTTTCAAATCTTCTCGCTTTACTACTTGTTCTGCTTCTTTCATTAGTTTATTCCTTCCATCCATTGTTTAAATTGTTTAGTGCTTTTTACACCACAGATTTCTAAAATTATTCTAGCTCTAACAGTTGGAAAATTAGTTTTAACAGTTTCCTTTTCTAACTCTTTCTCAAGCCAATGTAATTTCATCATATGTAGCTTAGTATTAGCCTTGATTTTCATTCGTTCTCCTCCTCTATTAATGTATAGTCTTCGGGATAACCCATCAACCATTCAACCCACGTAGGATTCAAGTGTCCTGGTTTCCTTTCTTCTAGATGTACTTGCCCAGGTAAACCAATCTGCTTACCTTTCTCCTTACGTCTCAGATGGTACTCCACGTTGTCAGTATCTACCTTATGCATACCTGAGTATGGTGTCTCCCAAAACTTGTAAGCAACCTCAGTCTCCAAGTACTTCTTGTGTCTGAGCTTTGCCATGTTCTTAGTAAGCTTCATACCCATACCTAGTCCAGCTCTTGGAGTGGGCCACATGTCAGGATGAACCTGTTCTCTTAAATTAGAGGGCTTGGTTCTACCCTTTCTAGTAGTTTTAAACTGTCTCTCCATCGCTTCCTTTGATCTAGGTGGCATATGATCTAATGTGTTAGGTGTAGCCCACATATCTCTCTTCTGTTCTTCGATATGATTCACCGCATCTTTTAGTTTCACTCCCCAACGAACACCCTTCTTGTTCTTGCGGCTGAACTTCCCATTCTCTACCTCAACATTCTTAACAAGACCACCTTCGGTATCGCTAACTCTAGGTGTGGGCCATGTTAGGTCTTGCGATGATCCATACGCGATCTCTTCGGTGTAACCCACCAATTGCGGAACAGGGTATACAATGCCATTCCGCATCGTACCCGATCTCGTTGAGATCTTGTAAGACCAAGGTAAGCCCTTTAGATCGTAAGGCAGATACATTTTCAATAATTGCCCACGCTGGCTGTACATCTTCGATGATCCTCGCAAACTCCGACCAAAGACCTGATCGCTTTCCGACAATTCCTTCTTGTCTTCCTGCAACTGAGATGTCTTGGCAGGGAAATCCTCCCACAACAACAGTTGGTCTTGCGATTCCTTCTTCTTTGAGTTTTTCATATGTTAACTCCTCTACGTTATTAAAAATTGGCACGTCTTTCCAGTGTTTCTTTAGTACTTGTTGAGCATGTTTATCTATTTCACAGAACGCAACAGTTTCAAAACCTCCTGTACGTTCTAGTCCATAGCTAAACCCACCGATTCCACTAAACAAATCAAGGATCGTGTGCTTCTTAGCCATCATGCTTCCTCTAACATCGACATAGGAACATTCCAAATACGATGATCATTATCAAACATAACTTGGCATCTAGTCCGATTAACTTTCTTTATTTTACCAAGAGTTATTTTGTTTCTTTCAACAACCTTTACCTCTTGTCCAATAAACCAGGTGTTACGAGATCGCATAGCTAATGCTCTTCGAGCATCACGAACTGCCGACATGATCTCACTCAATTCTCCGTTTGTTTTTACATCGAAAACGGAATCGATGATTTCTTTTGTGTTCATGTTATCCTCCTTGAACTTTTAAAATTTCAAACAAGTGCTTAGTAGGTGCAGCAGTAATCTCATCTTGTTCTACCATACGTACTGCAATCTCTTCAGCATCTTGTTTGCTCTCTGCTTTGATTAGAAGAGTATAATTCTTCCAATCTATAAAGTCTACAAAGTAATCTTTCTTCTTATTCTTTAGATCCTTTATAGTTTTATATTCTTTTAAGTTTACAATATTATTCTTCATTATTCTTATAACCTCTATATATATTATATATATATATATTATATAATGTTATCATACAAACCAACACCAAGTCAAGTAGAAAAAT